TTTGATATCGAAACAAACCCAATCAATGATTGGATTCACTTCAACGACCTAAAGGAAGTTAAGTGCATTGCTCTGTCCATTAATGGGGCCAAGCCTGAGATCGTGGATGTTCGCGATGGCCTATCCATTTTGAATGGAGCCACGAAGATCATCGGACACAACATTCAGGGATTTGATCTGCCTGCCCTTAAGAAGTTGTATCCGATGTTCAAGTACAGCGAGGATGCGGTGTTTGACACGCTAATCGCCGCACGGCTTCTCCATGCAAACCAACGGGATGTGGACTTCCAGACCGCCAACTTTCCCAAGGAAATGGTCGGATCCCACTCGCTCAAGGCTTGGGGTCATCGACTCAATGTGGAAAAGCAGGAGGCTCCATCATTTGATGTGGACTCTGCTGAACTTCGTGAGTACTGCAAGCAGGATGTGAATGTGGTTATTGCTTTGGAGAACCACCTCAACAACCACTCTGCCATGCCTGTGGCAAAGACGGCTTTGGATCTTGAGCACCAGTTTTCTGCCATCATTCGTGAGCAGGAGCGTACTGGTTTTCCGTTCAATATCCGGGCTGCTGAGAAACTCCATGCTGAACTGCGTAAGAGCATGGTTGATATTGAGCAGCAGTTGCAGGTTGTGTTCCCTCCAAAGGTGATTGAGCGGGTCAGCGAGAAGACTGGTAAGGCGTTGAAGAGTAAGGTTGAGCAGTTCAACCCCGGCAGTCGCCTTCAGATCGCTGATCGACTTATCCAGAAATATGGATGGAAGCCTGAAGAGTTCACTCCAGATGGTCGCCCCCGGGTTGACGAGGCTGTGCTTTCGACTCTGGATTGGCCTGAGGCTCGTCTGCTCAATCAGTACCTCACCACGCTTAAGCACCTCGGTCAGTTGGCTGATGGCGATGAGGCATGGCTCAAGGCTGTTGGCTCAGACGGTCGCCTGCATGGCCGTGTGAATACCAATGGGGCCATCACAGGACGCTGCACCCATAGCCGCCCCAACATGGCTCAGATCCCATCCAAGGCCGAGTACCGTAGCCTCTTCATTCCTGCTCCGGGACTCAAGTTGGTTGGCGTAGATGCTTCAGGACTGGAACTGCGTTGCTTGGCCCACTACCTTGGCAAGTACGACAATGGTGAGTACAGCAAGGCAATCCTTGATGGAGACATCCATTGGGAGAACGCCAAGGCATTCGGACTGATCAAGGATGTGGCGCAGGACAAGGGTAACCCAGAGCACAAGGCTGCTCGTAACCAAGCCAAGGGAGCCATCTATGCGCTCATCTACGGTGCAGGCAACGACAAGTTGGGCCTCGTGCTTGGTGGAGACAATAAGCGTGGCAAGAAGGCTAGGGCTAACTTCGAGGCCAAGGTTCCTGCGTACACACGACTCAAGGATGATGTGTCTACGCTGATTGGAACCCGTGGTTGGCTTCGTGGTCTAGACTCTAGACCGCTGTATCCACGCTCAGAGCACGCAGCACTCAATACACTGCTTCAGTCAGCAGGAGCCGTGGTGATGAAGCAGGCTTGTGTGCTTGCTCACATGAAGTTCAGAGAGCAGGCTCTTCATGTTGAGCAGGTGGCTTCTGTCCACGATGAGTACCAATTCATGGTTTCTCCCGGCCAAGCCGAAATTGTGGGTAACATAGTCGTATGCGCGATTCAACAGGCAGGCCAAAACTTCGACTTCAGGTGTCCACTCGACGGAGAATTCCGCGTGGGGGACAGTTGGGCCGAAACACACTGAACTCATATACGGCTGGACTCCTTGATGGAGAAGGGTGTGTTCGCTGGAACAATACTCCTTCCATTGAGATCACGAACAAACACTACGGTGTTCTGCTTCGTGTTGCCTCTAAGTGGGGTGGGTCCATCAGGCTCAAGGGCGAAGATGTGTTTGTCTGGACAGCCTGTGGTAAGCGTGCCATCAAGTTCTTGAATGATGTCACCCCATATACGATCATTAAGTACCAACAAATTGTTGCACTATTGAAGGCAGTTAAGTGTCCTTATAAGAAGGACAGATTGCGCCACCTCAAAAACCTCAAGAGGCTTAAGAATGTCTACACCAATTGAATACATGGAAACGCAGGAACTCCTGCATGAACTCAAGCGTCGGTTTGATGAGATGCTGTTCATCGGTTTTACGGCAAACACCAAGAACATTGACAACTACACCATCAATATCCGAGGACCGCTGCACGGAACCTATGGACTTATTGAGGTTCTTCGTCGGGCTGCTGATGCCCATGTGGAGGAAGAATAATGCATACTCTTCTTATTGACGGAGATATTCTTATCTACACCGTATGCTCTGTGTGCGAGTATGTGGCTCGTTTTGATGACGATTTGGATGTTGCTTTTGCCAATATCAATGAGGCCAAGGCAATGTGCGAAGAGACCATCTCAAAGTGGGCTGAGAAGTTGCAGGCAGAAACGGTGGTAATTGGTTTCAGTGGAAAGAACAACTTCCGTAAGACGATCTATCCGCAGTACAAGGCCCATCGAAAGTCGTGTCGAAAGCCCTGTGGATATCGCCCGGTGAAGGAACTGATGTCACAAAACTACATTGTTAAGGAGGAGCCCACCCTTGAAGGCGACGACATCATCGGAATCCTCTCGACCGAAGGGGTCTATCGAAATCCAATTATTGTGTCTTCGGATAAGGATCTCAATTGCATTCCCGGTCTGCTTTGGAATCCTGATAAGGATGACGAACCGCGGATGATTACCAAGGAACAGGCTGACAGAAACTGGTTGATGCAGACACTGACTGGAGATAAGACTGACGGATATCCCGGGCTTGAGGGAGTGGGCCCGGTTACTGCCGCCAAGATTCTTAAGAATGGAACTTGGGATGAAGTTAAGTCTGCATACGAAACTTCTGGCTATAATGAGGAGTACGCCCTAACGCAAGCACGGTGCGCTAGGATTCTGCGTCACGGTGAATACGATTGGATTAAACAGGAGGCTTTGCTTTGGACCCCATGAATCGCGCTCGTCTATTGGCTATGCATAAGGAACTTTGTGATGAGGCTCGTAGTCTTTCTGAGCGGAAGAACCACGACTACAGCGGTGGCAAGGACGACACCCATCCATTCCTGAACTTCACCCGCTGCGAAGCCATGGGTATCTGCAAGACAGAGGCAGGCATCATGGTTCGTCTTACTGACAAGATGTCCCGGCTCTCCACCTTTATTACTACTGGAGAGTTCAAGGTGAAGGATGAGGCTCTTCGCGATACCATCTTGGACATCATTAACTATGCCGTGATCCTCTATACCTACACGCAAAGTCAAAAGAATAATGGCTAATTCAAACCTTTCTAAGGAGGCTTTTATTGATGCTCCTAGGATCCCACAAGATATTGTGGCTTTCCTAGACCGCATCTTTCCAGAAAAGTGTCCTGATCCTGAAGATAAAATCAATGATGTTTTTTATCGTTCAGGCCAAAGGTCTGTAGTCAGATATCTTATTCGTCTTTACGAGGAACAAAACGACAATGTGCATCGCTCCTAGTAGTCCTTCTCCCCCGCCCGCTCCTAAGGCTGTTGTGCTGCCTCCGGCTCCGACCATTGAAAAGTCCGTGGCTACCCCTCAAATGCAGGCTGGTCCTGCTAAGCCCGCCAACCCCATTATTAAGCGTCGTGGTAAGAGCGGCATGGTTATTCAGATGGGCTCTACGGCTGGTACGAATGTCCCCGGAATGGGAGGCTAATAGATGTCAGATACGGGAAAGTCGCTTTACCTGAAACTTGAGACTCGAAGGTTTTCATACCTTGAACGAGCCAGAGACTGTTCCCGCCTGACCCTGCCGCATCTTGTTCCCGACGAGGGAGACCAGACGGCACATAAGTTTGCCACCCCTTATCAGAGTGTTGGTGCTCGTGGAGTCAACAACCTTGCTTCGGCTCTGCTGTTGTCTCTGCTTCCCCCCAACGCTCCTTTCTTCCGCTTCATCATTGATCCCAAGGCCGCTCGAAACCTAGATGCTATGTCGTCTCGGGCCAAGTCGGAGGCTGAAAAGAGCCTGTCCGATATGGAGCGGCTTGTGATGAAGGAGATTGAAGGCCAGAGCATTCGAGTCGCTTTGTTCGAGGCTCTTAAGCAACTCATTGTCGCAGGCAATGTTCTACTGTATTTCCCCGATAACGGACCGATGCGGGTGATTCGACTTGATCGCTATGTTGTTAAGCGGGATCCCATGGGACATCCCCGCAAGATCGTGATCAAGGAAACGGTATCTCCCGCAGTTCTTTCTCCTGAAGCGGCAGCCATTGCAAAGACTTGTATGTGTAACCACGATGACACCGTGGATCTTTACACTTGTTGCCACTACCTTGAAGACGGTAAGGTTGAGGTTTATCAGGAGATTGGTGGTACTACACTTCCTGAGAGCGTTTCCACCTATCCAGTTGAGCGCAACCCATTCATCCCTCTGCGTATGCACCGGGTTGATGGAGAGGACTATGGCCGTGGATACATTGAGCAGTACTACGGAGACCTTGTGTCTCTGGAGAGCCTGTCAAAGAGCATCGTAGAGGCTGCCGCGGCTTCGGCTAAGGTGCTGTTCATGGTTAATCCCGTGGGCACCACCCGGCCTAAGAAGTTGGCTCAGAGCCCCAATGGATCAATTATCGAAGGTAATGCGGGCGATGTGACTGTGCTTCAGGTCAACAAGGCCGCAGACCTGTCTGTGGCTCTTCAGACCATGGGCCAGATCAACGAGCGTCTGTCCTATGCCTTCCTCCTGACTGAGGCCAGTATTCGCAACGCTGAACGAGTGACTGCTGAAGAAGTTCGCCTCGTCACTCAGAGCATTGAGCGTCAACTTGGTGGTATCTACAGCCTCCTCTCTCAGGAGTTCCAGTTGCCATTGGTTCAGCGCATCATGGACCGTCTGATTAAGACGAAGAAGATGCCGAAGATCAACAAGGACTTCATTACCCCGACGATTGTCACGGGTATCGATGCTCTTGGTCGAGGTAATGATCTGAACCGTCTTGATATTTATCTGCAAGGAATTGCTCAAATTCTCGGCCCGGGTGGTCTTCAGCAGTATATTGACTTCCGTGAGTATATGAATCGCCGTGCCGCAGCACTCGGCATCGACACGGCAGGTCTGGTTAAGTCTGAAGAGCAGATTGCTCAAGAGCAGCAGCAGGCTATGCAACAGCAACTTCTTCAGCAATTGGGGCCGCAGGCCGCACAGACCATGGGTAATAT